AACAGTGCCTACGTCCTGCCCTTCCTCAATCCCTTCTTGAAAGAGGGTCGCAAACTGCTGGGCATCAACAAACTGCTCACTGGCTTCAGTAGGGAACACACTGTTAATGAACTCGCCAAGAGCTTCAGGAGAACGCTCAGCAAGCTTGCTTTTTGCAACCGCATCTGAAAGGGCAGAAAGCTGCACGCCATTTTGTGTAGCCAACAGACCAGCTTGCCTTTTGTCCTCCACACGCTCTGCAACCTTGGAAACCCCACCGGATGAACCAAGTATTATCGCGCCAACAGCAACATCAACGTTCTTCAAGCTGGCAATCACATCACTTACAACCCCGTCCATGTCCTTACCTTTAGCAAGGGCAGAAAACGCGGCCTGAAACGGCTCTTCAAGATACTCCGTAAAACCTTCTGCTGCACCGGCAGCACCACGCCGCGCAAGGTTCTGCATGATGGTTTTTGTAGGAATTTTGCGGGTAAGCTCTTCCAGACCTACCTTGTTCAGCAAGCCCACAACCACACCAAAACTTGTAGCAGCGGTCGCAGCGTCCGCCTGATCCACACCGTCACGCACCAAGTCTTCGTACAAACTTGCAGCTTCCTGTAACCCGCCAACCACGGAAGGAACCGCAAGGCTACCTCCAGAAACAGTATACGCTGCTACCATCGGCAACATGCTTGATGCTGCTTCGCCAACCTGCGTAACAAGGTACTCTGGATTCACAAGAAGCTGCGGATTATCCCACAACGACTTGGTGACATGCTCCGGTAACGCAAGCAGTTCTGAGTTTAAGACCTCATCGTTTATGTACTTGGACTGAGCAAGGTGAAACTGTTCGCTGCGTTTAAAAATTCCAGTGTGTCCAGTTCCAAGCGCATCACCTATTCCATGTTCAACAGAGTCCAAAGTTCCAGATAAATACGCCATGCTTTGGTTGTAGAACTGAAAAACTTTAGGCACTGCGCGGCCTGCTGTCTTACCAAGCGCTCGAAAGGGATTTGATTCCTGTTCTATTCTGATTAAATTCTCAAGATCGTCATGGGCCATGCCTGCATTTACAGGGTCACGCATAAAATACATGGTTCCGCCAGCATCCATAGTTTCCATCAAACGTTGCTGGCGTTCCGCTCTGTCCTGCGCAGAAAGCTGATCATAGTTTTGCTCAACAAAATCGGCATCCATACCTGTGCGCTTGGCAATCTTCTGCGCGTCTGCAACCGTGTCCGGATTACGGGTAACAGCATACTCCAACATCGGAGCTGCACTGCGCGGCAACCCTTCAAAAAGAGAACTGTCCACCTGCGAAACATCCGCGTCAGCTAAACGGCTTCCACCTGTAGATACAGGCGCCTGTTCCTGCTCCTCATCAACACGCGGGAGCCCTTCAAAAACAGAACTATCAATCTGGCTCACATCAAGATTATTTAACAAACCCATGGCTACCCCTTTTTCTCGGTCAACAGCTTGTACACTTGCTGTGCTGAAGCTGGAGACACAGCTATTTTCTCACGAAGCATCACAGAAATTACTTTTTTCAAATCTGCCTCGTCCATGCGTTCATACACAGGTAGCCATGCCTTGTTGTGTTCACGGAGCAGCTTGGTATTTTTCATATCCACACCGAGCGCTCGTGTTGTCACCTGAAGTTTGCCGCGGTTTGCTTCATCCACTTCCGGCATGAATTCAGCTAGATTTCCGGCTGCAATTGCTTCTGCGCGAGTCACGCCTTTATCGCCTCCGTACCAGCTTCCACCCGGGATAACCCCTTCCTGCTCCATCTGCTTTTTAAAGGCTAAATTTGTTGCCATCTCTTCTTTAAGGTTCTGCGGATTCCGTTGCTCATAAAAGGCCGTGTATGCAGCATGAAGCGCGTTGTACTCCTTCATTTGTTTGGGGTTGTTCATCTTCTTGTTGTAGCCAAGCTCTGCAAGCACACGGTTCACTTTATCCACGGTAAGTTTTGGAACCTCACCCTTACCCACCTTGCGCAACGTTTCCTCCAGCTTGCGTTGATGGTTGCGGGAAATGCCCGCGTAGTGCGTTTGCAGCTCCTCAACAGAACGGATATCCTTTTTCAGTACAGCCTGTTCAACCTGCGCGAGTTTTTCCAAGTCAGTCAGGCCGGAAGGATTCAAGATTTCGCTCGCCTGCGCGGTCAGCTCCTTTTTCAGTTCCGGTGGAGCGCCTTCGATGATCGACGCAAGCTCTTCAGAAGCTGCGCCCCTGTTTTCAGGGTCAACCTCAACAGCCCGAACCTGCGCAACAAGTTCTTCTTTCTGCGCTTTCTTAGCTGCAACAACAGAAGCCGTTTCCTCTGCACCGCGCATTTTCAAACGCGCCACAAGCTTGTCATGCAAAAGCGGATTATCTGCGTACGTTGTATGCACGTAGTCCAGATTCTCCTTCAGGCTCTTGCCGTTACCTGAAAGCTCGTTGGCAAGGGTTATGCTCTGTTTTGTCGTCTCTGTGTCTTTGAACTTCTCCGCGTACACAGCCTTTGTGCTGTCGGTTATGCCAAACTCTGCAAACCGCTTTAACGCCTGCTCTGGCGCACGTTCATACAACGCCTTCCATGCGTTCTGCTTCATGCCAGCATAGTCTGCCATGTACGCTTCTTTCTGTGAGGAACGCAGCGCACCGGAGGAAACAGCCAGATCAAAAATTTGCCGTGCCTCTGCATCATGCGCGGCTATGTTTTCAGGAGCGGCCTGCATTTTCTGCTGAAAGGTCTTCATGGTGGCGCCATACTTGTCTTGTGCCACCACAATGCGTTGCTGATGCTCAAACCCTGCGTGCGCTTTTACTCGTTGAGCGCGTTGCCCTGTGGTGTACTGCTGAAGAGCGTTGAGGGCGCGTTTTGAAAGCCCTGCTCCCAGCGTCTGCACCTGCTGGCTCTCAGCCTTTTGGTAATCCTGCGTAAGACCTCCGGCATCTGAGCCCACACGTTGCGCGGCCTGCGTATCAAACTCCAGATTCCAGTTGTCGTACTTAGTCTTGGCTTCAAGGAACGATTCGTTATCTTGCCGAACCTGTTCTTTTTGTGCGATATCCGCCACCATACGCCCCAGCGTGGCTACGTTCTGCCCCTGCACAGAAACATCCTCCAACGTGGCTGTAGGTGAGTAGGAAATCTGTGATCGGCTGTAGGATGTACCGGGTATTTTAACCATCGTTCCCCCTACCGCAGCAGTGAATATGCACTGGAGCCAGCGCTTGCCATGCCGTTAAACATGGTCGATGTGCTACGGGCATATCCGCGGTTTTCAATGAGTGCCGCTTTAGAGTTGCCTTGGTAGTATGCAGCAACCGCGTCCATGTTGGTTTCTACGTCTGTCTGCTCCATCACATTTGCAGCAGTGCTGTCCGTGTCCACAACAACACCGCTTGCCGCGTAGGAAGCACGTTGCGCCCCAACCAGCCTGCGCCCCTCTTCGCGCTTTACAGAAGCGTTGTACGCGCCAACGGCTCTGGCCTGTTTGCTCTCATCATCTGCAAGCTGCTGTTGCTGATCTGCTGCCTGCTTGCTCCCCACAACGCTTAACGCTGTACCCACAGCTGCCGCTACCATCGCCATACGCTACGCCTCCTCTGCCGGAGCGATGAAGGCATACAGATACCTGTCCAGCAGGTTCTCACCTGTTGCCCTGCACACCCCTTCACGCTCAAAGCCCAAAAATTCAATAAATCGCAACGCCCGTTCATTCTGCATGTTCATGAGCGTTTCAAAACGCACCATCCCTCTTGCTCGCCCGTTGGAAATCAGCTTTTTTAGTACCTTCACCAACAGCAGCGGGTAACGCTCCCCGGCAGAAGAAACAACAAGATAGACACCGCACGTTTTCCCCAACCGGACCCCACCGGAACAGAACAAAATTTCACCGTCCTGCAGCACAGTCACGGCTTCATCTGACATGGCAGAAAAGTACTGCCCATGCGCTTGCAGGTTTACGCCTGCAAAGTCCGGCTGGTCAGAGTCACGCATGGTTATGTTCAGCAAGTCTTCCGGCTTAAAAGGTCGAATCATCGGCATAGCTACACCGTCACTTCAATTTCACGGATTAACGCCAGCAGCGAGAACGGCAGCGGATCGCTGCCAAACACAGACACTTTAGGGTTGTTGCTCCAACCCGTAGCCACGGAAGGTAACTCTAAATCCCCTGTAAACGGTGTGACCGGCTTGTGCATAGCGTTGTTGACGCTACGCAAAAACGTATCGCGCTCCGCATCATCACCCACCTTGTAGCGCATGCCCACGGAGTGCAGAACGCGTAGCGTTACTTTCACAAGGCGCTTTATCACCCCTTGCCCTGTTCCTTGCGGGTGTCCGCCTTCCGGCTGCAACGGTGTTACGCGGTATGTGTAGCCAAGCCCTACAACGATGGTATCTGCTGGAGAATCAAGCGTGATGGAGCCGTTCTGCACCACCTTTTCCTTTTGCACACCGCCGTCTGCCAACACCTGCACGGTCATGCCGTTAAGATGCTCAAGGCCGGAAACACTCGAAAGCTTGCTACCCTGGTATGAAAGCCCGCAGTCCACATAAAAACAATCTGCATCGTCCAAGTTATCGCCCTGCCACGGGCTAGCCATCTGTTCTATGCACACCCTTCCGTTTCGTCTCACAGCAAGCCAAATCTCGGTGTAATCTTCTGCGCTGTTAGCGCACACAGAAAGTACGCGCCCCTGTGTAGTGTGCCGGTGCCACGCATACACCTTCTGGTCGCGCAGGTAGGTCATGGCTGCCAGTGTACCGTCTTCCAACACACACCAGATGATTGAATCAGGGTCTTGCTGCCATGCAAGCTGCTTTACACGCGGGCGTAGCAGATGTTCAGAAAGCAACGATGCCTCAAGTGGCACAAAGCCGTCCTGCTCATAGCTGTAGATAAACTCACGCAGCTTTTTACGATCACGGGAAACAAACAGGGTGGATGCCCCGATAAGCATCGGCGGAACATGTGCAGCGCACCCAACGTTGCTATGTCGAACCGCCTGAACATCGGTAGGCGTCACCCCGCCTTTTTGTGATCCGGAGAGCGTCCACTCTCCGCCACTGGTCAACACCACAAGCGAACGGGCAGGAACCATGCCGCGAATCTGGTTCACTTGGTCAGAATCCAAAGCAAACCCACCGCCAGAGTCATCCTGTTTTGCATCGCCGCCCATGTGTAAAAAGTTACCTGTCTTAGAGAACCACAGCTTCTGCGGATTGTTCGGGCAGCCGCTCCACCATGTGCGCTGCTGAAACAAGCTGATACGTGCCGGCCAGTTTCCTCCGCTCCACTCAGATGGCTGCGAACTAAACGAACATACAGCAACGCTAAACACGTCCGGTCCCGTGCGTTGCAGCTTGCGCGGCTGATGGTTCGGGTGGCAGATAAACAGCACATCCGCAGACTGTGAAAATTGCAGCTCGTGCACTTCCTGCGCTGTGTACGGCAAGGTCAGTTCACGCGGGGAACCGCCGTTCATAAGCTGCCCGCCATCACGCCAAAAACGCACATATCCTGCGCCGAACTCAAGCACATACGTCTGAATGTCGTTAAAAGAAAAATCCTTCAGGCGTGGCGAATTGTTTCCCTCTTTGGCAAAGCCCCTAAAGCGTGTCCCCATCCTGCGAGTTGCGCCGCCATGAGGCCACACAATCAGGTTTTCCAGCTCTTCACAGGCGTTCGCTCGCTTCTGAAGGTCAACATGTCCGGCAAGGCGCGGAGACCACTCGCCGCTCGTAAAATTTGTTTGTATCTGTCTATGTTCCGGCATGACGTTCCTTTACCGTGATCTGCGGTATCCGAGCTTGGCAGATTTCCATTTGTTCGTGCGAATATCCTTCGGGGTTGTTTCCCGTGTGGTGGTATGAATAGCGCGCCTCAAACACACCAACGCTTTCTGCTCCAACTTTTCTGACAGCGACTTTTTAGACGTCAGCGGCATAGCCAAACGAGAAGCCAGCTCGTACACAATCGCATCCTCCAACGCCGCATCATAAAGCTTGGTATCCGTGGAAACGTACTTGATAGAAACGTCCTTCTGGTCAGAAAGAATCACCCCGCTTTCAATGGCGTACGACGTTTCAGGGTACACGCTCACAAGCACCGCATAGTCAACCGGAAGCACATGGGCATACGCGTACTCCCACGCAGGCTTATCCGGGCTGCGGTTCAGCTTTGCACGGCGCAGGCAGCAAGGCCACGGGTGCGCACGCAACACAGCATCCCGTGCAGGCTGCCAAGAACGGCTGGCAACTTCCGCATACACCGTTCCGTCGCTAAGCTCCGAGATGGCAGGCGCGTTAACTTCGCCAAGCGCTCTGTTGATGATGGTGAGTGTTTTAGACATGGTGTGCCTCCGGCGGCTGGGGAAAACCTTTGCAAAGGTTTTTCCCCAGACCCCTTTCCAAAACTTTATGAGGACGACTGCGACAAGTCGGTTTCAAGCCGCAGCCTACGGCGCAAAGAACTTACAAGTTCTGAATCGCCTCTTCGAGGACAGACTTGTTTTCGTTATCCGCAACAAGTTTTTTCAGATTAGCAACCTGTGCCTGAAGCGCTGTTGCGACCTCAGCAGACTTTGCAAGGGCTTCGTTTTCCTGTTTCAACGATACAGCGGATTCGAGCGCGGTATCGCGTTCAAGCTCTACGGCTTTCAGCCGCTTTCCTTGCTCTGTAAAGTCTGTAAGCAAAACTTCATGTACTCCTTGAAGTTCTGCTAATTCTTCACCGGAAACCAGCTGGTTATCTTCTTTCACTTCAGGTTGTTTCGGATGTACAAGCAGCTCTTTGCCTTCTTCGTCCATCGCTTCCCAAGATGCAGCAGAGACAGATTCAGAGAACTTCTCAACTGCACCTTTTTCGTAGATTTCGCCGCCATAAAAGCAGCGTTTTTTTGCTGTAAATAAGGGCACGGCACACGCTCCTAGCGGGTTGCGTACGGGTACACATCCACCTTGCCGACACACGCACCGTCAGACACAAGGTCACACTTGATAAAGCGCTTTGCCTGAGAAGGCAGCACAGCTTCACCAAGGTGCTTACCAGCGACATATGCGCCCGCCTGAAACGTGACACGGCACATTTCCTTGTACGTACCATCTGCTGTGTCACAATCTTTCACCACCAAATGCAGCACCTTTGTAGACGGAATGGTCACAGCAGTTTTACAGCGCACAGTTACGCCCGTGCCACCAACAGAACCGGACAACTTTGCAGGCCCACCTGTAAGCGCTGTAGTCCCAGAGTTCGGCAACGTGACAGCCTCTCCCAAATACTCCCCATACTGCGGGAGTCTGTTATCAAACATTCGCATGAGAAAACCCCTTGCTTGCAATGTTTTTTTAAACCCTCACCACCCGCAAACGTTGACCTGTAGGCGGTGAGATACAAGGCACAAGAGAAAGCCAAGGGCGAAATGTAGTCAGTCCTACATGAGCGTTTGGCTTTCTCGCAGTAACGCCGTAGATCGCTGCCTACAGGTCAACGTGCTGTTCGGTGCCGTCCATGAAGTTGAATGAGGTCTGAATCTCAACACCGTTCCAGTGGGTAAAAGTACGGTTGATGTTCTTGGTATCCGTTGTTGTCTGCATGCTTTTGCCTTTATGCTCGTTAAGCAGCGTCTGGCATTTTGGATGGCAGAAAATGTACGTGTTTGAAGAGTTAGACGCTCGACAATCTGCAAGCATATTGTCGATCATGTCAGCGGTTGGCTTGTGTTCTTTGTCGATATTGCGGATTGCAGCAATTTTTTTCGGATTTGCAAGCAGCAGTCCCATGTAGGCTTTTAGCGCTATGCCATAGACAAGAACCCCATCTTTATCCTTGTACAGTCCACCGTTGTTAATCGGTTCAACATCCATGATTGCACCCATTTTAAACCCTGCCGGAGAATACAATCCGCACAATTCATCCTGCGTAAACGTCACAGCAATCATGCTGTATCCATCACCAGAAGCACCAGCATCTACCACCTTGTTATGCTCATGCGCATACGGCAAAAAGTTGTTGTAGATAATGGCTGTTTCCGCTGACATGCCAGACTCGCGTTGCGTCTTGGGAAGTTTTTTAGCGAAATATTTTTCCTTACCGCCGAAGGCCTTAGCACGATCCTGCGGCACTTCAATTTCACCACCAAGAATAGCCAAATCGGTCTTTTTGATATCGGCTGACACACTCATGGCAGGCAGCGGCGCGTTCATGGGAACCCAGCCAGCACCCTGCACACCGGACAGCTCTTCGTGGTTATGCCAAAGCTCATGAGAAGAAGGAGCCAACGGCAAGATACCCAAAATCGGAGCTTCTTCCGTAATCGTGTCCACCTGATGAGGCTGCTTTTTGCAGTGCTCGTTACTCAACTCTTTGAGTGTCCCCATTAAAAAGTCTTTACCCATGCGATACCTCCGTATCTGCGCTGTTATAAAAAAGCTGTACCCATACGGGCTACTTCATGGCCTGTTTCAGCCACTCTTCCGTGCTCATCTCTTCATCTTCCCCGCCACCTGCTCCGGCACCGTGAAAACTGCCGTCTTCGCCGGTAAGTCTGCCAAGCTCTGTGATGGCCTTCATGGCGTGCGTTACGCGCAACCCCTTGGAGGCATCGATACCAAGCGCCTTTAAGCCGCGCTCAAGCATGGGCAGCGCTTCCTGTGCTTTGTCCCCGTACACTTCCTTCAGCACTGTTTCCGGCTTTTGTGCTTCAAGGTCGGCCTGCTCTGTAGCTTTGGTGATTTCCGTAACGTTGCTTACGTAGTCTCGGAAAATACCTTCCGCCTGATGCGGCAACAGACCGTGCTTCGCTGCCATTTCCGCAAACAAGGTTGCATCACCGGACACGTCCCAGCCTGCAGGCGTTTCTATGCCTTCAAACTGGGTAGGGATTTTGTATTCATCTGCCTTTTCAAACGCTCCGTTCTGGCGGACAAATTCGAGATACTTTTCCGGTGTAGAGAAATCCGGTGTATCCGCGCCCTGTTCGCCGCCTTGCGCGCCTTCTTGGCTACCGCCTTGCCCTGAACCTTCATCACCTGCAGCCCCACCGCCTTGCTCTCCAGCGGCACCACCTTCGGCATCTGCTGCGCCTCCAGACTCTCCACCACCGGATTCGCCACCTTGAGCACCTTCAGCAGCGCCGCCAGCTTCACCACCGCCTGCTCCTTCCTGAGCAAAACCTAAACTCGGTGTCATCGCTCCAAATAATTTCAACATATCAATCTCCTTTCCTGCATAACGTTCCTTGCCTGCGGTTAGCCCATCCCTTGCACGTTAACGGGTCGAGGGGGATTCCCCCTCGCGGATGCAAGGCAGAGCCTGCCCGCCGGAGGCATCACAAAAACTACCCTTTCAAAATATCCAAAACCTCACGCACCAAGGCTTTACGCGCCCCGTGGTGAACCATGTCTTCGTGCTTTTTGCCCATGGCGTATGTTGGTGCATCAAACCGCGCCTGCTGCTGTAAAAACGCAAGCAGGGTTGTACCGTCTTCTGTGTCGAAAACGCGCTTGATTGCCTGCTTCATCTCGATGGAAACCGGATGCGAATCTTCTTGTTTTTTTCGCTTCATCATTGGGCACCTCCCAGCTGCTCCAATGCCTGTGAAATGTCGTCTGCCTTTCCTGCCACGCTGCCCATCTTGTCTGCTGTTTCCACCATGCTCTTGTCTGCTTCCAGCTGAGCAGCTTCTTGCGCCTGCTTTGCACGCTGCTGGCGCTCTGCATCCCGCTGCTGCGTATCTTTGAGATACTTTGCCGGATACCCGAACAGGTCTTGCGTATCCCGAGCAATTTCATCCAGATTAAAGTTGTCGAGCACAGACGGATTCGCGTTGATAACAGGGGCTAGGTACTCAAACGCCCGCTGGAAAGTCTGCGCCTCTGATGCCTTTTGTGCCATGGTGATGGGAGAAACATAGGCAACCTTCAAGCGGGAGATCACACGCTCTTCAAGCATCTGCTTGAGAATTTTTGGTTGTTCAGGAATATCCCCGCGCCGCTCGAGTATGCCGTTCATGCGTTCCACAAAAACTGGAAGGAACTCCGTTGCAAGCCGCCCCCACATAGGCAGGAGCAACATCATTTTTTTAGAATCGCGTATGGCTACCTCGTAGGCCGTCATGTTCGGCCCACCCACCATTTGCAACTGATCGTTAAAAAAGATGGTGCGTATTTCTTCTGCGCGTTCCTTGGTAAGCACATGCACACCGCTTACGTCAGCTGTGGAAGGCAGCGGATGTATGCCGCTGCTGCGCTCACCTGTAACGCCGTTTCCATCGTAGTAATTTGTTGCGCCGGAATCTGTATTCACACCGCCCTTGAACATGTTGCTGTCAACAGCCAGCGGCGGGTCGCACTGAATCTCTACAGCTGCGTTCTTGGATTCTTCCTGACTGTGCAGCAGGCGGATATGCGGCAACGCTGTATGCCCAGCACCACGCCCCCACGGGGCAGAGCCGGAGAACTTGGAGAAGCGCGCAAACATAAACGGCTGCTCCCTGTATCCGCCTTCAGAAAGAAGCTGGTTTGTCTCTTCTTCCCAGAACACAGAGGCATATTTAAATTTACTCGGAATCGTCGCTTCGTCTGACCACTCACCCTGTTTACGAGGGTAAATCGCCTGCCACACGTACACGGTTTCTTCCAGCTGCTTCTGGTCTATCTTGCGTTGTACCGCATCGGAAAACGTACGCTTCTGCCAAATATCTGAGTACAAACCACACTTACGCCTACCCCAGCGCTCCTGCACTTGGCGCACCGTCAGTTCCAGCCGACGGAAAAGCGTATCTACTGTTCCGTACCGATTCTCCGAGATAAAACACTCATGCGGAGAAAGGGATGTAAACGGAATCGCAGAATCATCTTCCGGATCATCGATGAACAAGCCCATCTGCCCGAAACAGCCGTAGTCGAGATAGCACTCGTTCATGGTGGCATCGAAGCCGCTTTCCTCATGCTTGCAGGCATCCATGATGATTTGTGCGATGTTAGAAGCCCACTCGCGCACCTCTTTGGGCAAATCTTCTGTGCCAGTTCCCACAAGCGCTGTGTGCATCCACGTCTGTGCTGGGTTTGTCAGTAACGAGTGAATGCCAGCAGCAAACTGATGCAACGCATCTTCAGGAACTGAACTCCACACAAGTTCGCGCTCTTCGTCCCTGTCAGCTGTACTGCCGAAAAAACGGGCTTTCTCCGGCTGCAAAAACTCAGCAAGCTCCTGCCATGCAGTTTCCGCTTCTCTGCGGCTCTTTTTCAGCACGGTAAGACGTTGTTGCAGCTCTTTCACAAGATGATGCATAGCTACTCACCAAACTTGTTCTTTTTCTTTGTTTCAGCGGAGCCGGTAAGCTGAGCCGTCTTCAAGCTGTCACTGCTGCCCACACTACCGCCCATCAACGTACCGCTGCGCCCTTTGTTGAACGAAGACTTCTTGCGCTCTTCTGCTTTCTTTTCTTCAATCGCTCTTTCTTCCTTCTGGCGCTCTGCGCTGTAGCCAGCATCCGCGGCAGACTTTGGTTCTTCCTTAAAAATTAAACCGCCGGGGTCGACGACTCGTTTCAAAACTTTTTTTGCACCACCGCCCATATCTACCTCCGTCTTTTCCTGCCGCGTGTTGTTGTTGCGTGTGTTGGCGTTTCCCGCTGAACTGGCGGCTTAAACCCGACAGCCGAGTAACGCATGGAGTCCGCACCGTTGGATGCCCAATCGTGCAGCGGCTGACTTTCAAAGCACCCGCGATCTTCGTTCCACTTTTTGCGGTAGTGCCGCAGTGCTTTAAGCCCCTGCGTACATTTCACCTTGTCAAACCAGCAGGAAGGCAACAGCGTGCGCACAGCGTCAATGCCGTCCTGCACAGAGATGGACGGGCAAATCTCAAACTTGATTCCAAGCTCCTTGGCCTTTTCCAAGCGGCTTTTACCGGTTCCAAGCTCACGTACGCGGATATCGTGCGGCGCGATGTGCACGCCGTAGCGATAGCCAAACTGTTTGGCGAACTTCTCCAAAATCCCTGCGTAGTGCTCCAAACCTTCGCCGCTGGCCTCGTAGTAATTTATGTATCTGCGCTGTCCTGCAGGAGAGTGCTGGAAGAACCAGATCGGGGTAGTGTCGCTCATGCCCAAGTCCCACGAGGTATGCACCTGCAACAGCGGGTCAAACGGAACATCGCACACACGCCCCTGCGCTTCTGCCTGCGCCATGTGAGTACCGTAGTAGGCACCTTCCACGGTCTGCGCGAAAGCCTCTTCCGGCGTGGTCGGGTACTCGCGCTTCATGTCTTCCTTAAGGTTGTTCTCCATCACGGAGTACCAAGCCTTCTGCTCTGGGGAAAATTTGAAGCCGAGCTTGCCCTCCATCTCAACAAAGTACTTTTCCTGCTCAGGAGTCAGACGCACGGAACCGGCAGGCAGCACATAGTCCGCCCGCTGATGCCACGGGAAAAAATGGAATTTAAAATCTAGGTTGGTCAGCTCTTCACCAAGGCGGGCTTTGCGCTGCGCCTCATCGCAGGTATCAAAAAACAGGCCGGAGTCCCCTTCTGCTGTGGACTCAAACACAACGATACCGTCAGTCGGTACGGTAGGCAGCGCACCAGTTTTCACTTCCTTTGCGCGCTGCGGAAAACGGGCGGCAATCTTCCCAAGCTCGGACACGTGCAGAAAATGCAACGTGCCCGAACGGAAAGACAGGCCAACAGCAATGGAAGAGTTGTTACACATCAACAATTCCTGTGCGTTTTCGGCCTGCGGATGCAACCCCGGAACCGTTAGCAAGGAGGGAGGAAGATTCTTGAACGCGTAGAGAACCTTGTCGCGATAAATCTTTTTCACATCATCCATGGTCTGCGCGATGATGCCGACACGGGTGTTGGAATTGAACAGGCACAGATCAAGTCCGAACACGCACGAAAAAGTGGTAAAGCCAAGCTGCCGCGCTTTTAAAATTACGTTGCGCGTGTGCATGTGGCTGATGAAATGTGTCTGTTCCGGATTCAGCGTAAAGCGCACGCTGTCCCCGTTTTTGTCGATGATCTTGTACAGGTTGTTCAGCCGCCAGAAACGATTAGCCAGCTTCATTTTCATGTCGTCGTAGACTACGCTTGGCATTCTGCCTCCTCCCCGTCGGGAACAAGGCCACGCTCTGCCGGTGTAAGGGTTCTGGTGTTACCGTCCAGATCAGCGATAAGGTCAGAAAGTTCACCGCTGCCCTGCTGCGCCTGTTCACGCTCTGCCCGGTCGAACACGGTTTTGATGGCGTTTATGTTCGGCACAACCATCTTACGGACGCGCTTGGTTTCGCGCATCTCTGTTGTCTTTGTTACTCTGTTAAGAACTGCCTCTTTCGTCACTTCCGTATAGCTGAACCCCTTTGTCAGCTTCAGCAAAGAGCTACGCGCAGTTTCCAGCGCAAAATCATCATCCCCGCCAGCGCAAGCCGCATCGAACTCTTCATGCTTCTGCCGCCAATCCCATATGGTGGTCTTGCTTACACCAAACAGACGCGCAAGCTGTGCAAGGGTAAAGTTACCCATGGCACAAGCCTCACGCGCCTGCTTTGCGTAGCTTTTTCTGTAGGAAGATTTACGGCCCGCCATGGCTACTTGCCTGCCTTCATGGAGGTAAGCAGCTTGTAAATATCGTCGATTCTTCGGTTCTGGTAATCGTCCGCTTTGGTCTGCTGCTCAATGGAACGCTGCACGCTGCGCACGCCCTGTTCAAGCCTGTTCACAGCGCCCATGTCCGTTTGTATGGCACGGATAGCCTTAGCGTTGGTGTTGGCCTGTGCCTCCACGTCTACGATACGTTCGTAAAACGCAAAGGCACAGACTCCAACCATAGCCAAGCTTTTGAGGATAGTAAGAATCGTAGGGATGTTGATTGTCTTATCCAGACAAAAAGAGGAAGGCGGGCACTTCTTCATACAGGCTACCCGCTACAACTTTGGTCGCTGTGCTTCGTCTTTACGAAAAGAGCCTAAAGAAGAGCCAAGGTAGTAGTTAACAACTGCACCAAAGGCAGTGCCAAGGGAGCCAAGCAACAACAAGGCTGGCTCGCTCACCTGCGGAGCAGATACTACTTCGCGCAGCATCCAGAAAAAACCGCAGATAACCACAAGAGAAACAATGCCGGTAACCCAAGCGCCACCGTGACCGGCCTTAGCAAGCGCAATCTCACGCGCTCTTGCATCCTGAACATTACGTAACTCAGCATCGAGCTGTGCTTTCTGCCACCCGATCAACTGCGCCTGCTGCTGTGCCTCAAGCTCTTTCAACTTCAAGAGCGTTTCAGGATTCTGCTTGATAGCCTGCTCAACCGCCTGCGGAGAATCCTCACACCCAAGGAAAGAGGCAACAAGAGTACCGGCAGCACCGGCAATCGCCCCAACCGGCCCACCTAACGCAGCACCCAAAATCGGTGCACTTTTGGCTACAACAGCGCCTATGTCTTTCCAGTCCATGCCAACACCCCACATAGTAAAATCGATAAAGATTTTATTCGTGGGGATTGTCCGGTGTTGAGCACCAAAGAAGCCAGAAAAGACCCAAAAACAACAGTTCCAACCGCCCGACAATCGCACGGACAATCACCCCGAATGATTAGCGGGAGTATAACATGGGTTTTTAAGGTGGTTCAGTCAGGGAAGGGTGGGGAAGGTTTGGGGAGGCGGGAGCATAGTTGACATAAGTCTGAAGACACCACCAAACGAAAATAACATCTTTAAATAAAAACTATTGGCGTTTACATAAAGGATAAAGAGTTGTAAGCAACAACTTACTTCAAAAAATACTTTATTACATGCTGGGTGGGTTATGACGAAACTAAAAACTCAACTGGAAAACGCTGCTGAAATTAAAGCAACACTACAGCGCCTCAACATCAGACATACGATTGATGATGTCGATGTAGAATGCTGTGTAGTCTACTTACCTTGTAGCAACGGTGTATGTGATACAGCACTTCTTTTCGAGATAATCAAAAATGGTCTTTTAACGAACTTCGCATTGTCATATTCAGAAATACAAAAGAAGCTTGCATTTGCACCGGATGATGCTGTTGAGGCACTGCTAAATAAATCCATTCGGAAACTAAGCAAAAAAACAGCCCATGGAGAACTAGGTGAGTTATTACTGTTTACCATCCTTGATGTATACCTCACTGCGCCTAAGATATTGAGTAAAATTTCGCTTAAAACATCGCCACGCATGCCTGTTTTTGGGGCAGACGCAGTTCATGCGCAATATATTGATGGAAATCTAAGGCTTTATCTTGGAGAATCAAAGCTCTACAAAAACTTTAATTCTGCAAAAACAAAGGCATTGAAATCAATTCAAACTTCTTTTGATCAATACGGTCAAGATTTTGATCTAATTGAAAGTTACATGGATTTCCCTGAAATGACTCCGCAAGGGCAACACGAACTTATCAAGTTGTTAAACCCTTTCACAAGAGACGCTGTTTTTTCTCCAGATATGCTCTATACTCCATGCTTTATCGGCTTTGAAGATCCAAAACTTTTTGCAAATAACAATAACTACATCAATCGCTATAAAATTGTTGCTAAATCGCACCTCGATAGTTTTTACAATTCTGCACAAAGAGTAGGTGTATCTCCCCACAAAACAGCCTTATTAATTCTACCTTTTTCCTCAATTAAAGAACTCGTACTTGGGTTTGTTGACTATATGGAGATTGCTTAATGCCAACATTATATACTGCACTCTCACAGAACATCATTGAAACCCCAGAGTATGCGAAAGCAGTCAATGTTCTTTTCGATGCATATATCAAAAAAACAGCTGGTGAGCCTTTCGAATTACCTATCGACACTCAACAAAAGCTGTCCACTTCTTCGCAGTACTTTTATCAATCCGATAACCAAGCTCACGTGAATGAAGGTGCTAATCTCTTATCAATGCTACTATTTGTAGCAGGCGAAGACACGGCGGAACTTATCCCAATTGCAAAGCAAGTTTATTCAGATTCGGGTGATTTCCCCAACCTTAAGCTCCTTGAAAATAAATTCCAACAAGTCAAATTTAAACTCAGTGTCTTTTCAAAAACGCAAAATGAGTTACGACAAACTTTAAACACAATCGAAGCTGTTTCCCATCCTCTAACTGACTATCAAAGAAACCTTTGGGAAGATCTCAAAAATGATGAAGATGTGATCACAGTTGCCCCAACCTCCACAGGGAAAACTCACATCATCTTACAATACATCGTAGAGGAAGTAGCTTCAGCTTATGAAGCTTTTGCAGCTATTGTGGTACCGACACGTGCCCTTATCTCAGAAGTCGCAAATAACCTTTATGAAATTGCCAAAAGCAAAGGGTACGAAAACAACATCGAAATCTGTACTGTCCCTAAGGACGGTACTTTTAATGATAAAACGATATTTGTTATGACTCAAGAACGCTTATTTGAGTTACTCCAAGGTCAAGCAATTTCTTTCGATTACCTATTTATTGATGAAGCACATAACATCTCAGATAAGAGCCGAGGGGTTCTCCTTCACTTAACACTCCAACACGTCCTTGAAGACAGCTCTCCACAAATAATCATCAGTATGCCTTCTGAACAATATCAGAACGCATTTGAATCAGTATTCTCTGATGTTAATTTTTCAAGACAAATTGTAGCACACTCCCCTGTTGCAAAAGTTTTTATCTCCACAAAGCTGAAAGGAAGAAACATCGAGCTATCAAAACTCGGCTCTGACTCTTTGTGTGTTATTCCAAAGAATTTTACTGGAAGTAAGCTTGCAGATCTTGCCTATAGATTAGGGCAAGGCGAAAGCAACATCGTATACCGCAACAAAACCAACGAATGTGAAGATGTTGCACGTGATATCGCAAAAAATATTCCAGAAGAAGTTAATTCAACTAGATTATTTGAAGCAGCGGACTATGTCGAAAAATTCTTACATGAAGACTTTTCGTTAGCAGATAACTTAAGAAGAGGTGTCGCCTTTCACTATGGCCCATTGCCGGGAGTGATCAGGAGGATGATTGAAGATTTAGCTAGAGAAGGGGAAGTAAAATTTATCGCATGTACTAGCACATTGGCGGAGGGGGTTAATCTACCAGCAAAAAACCTATTCCTCATAAATCCAATGCAGATTGTACCTTATAGCGCACCAGATAGATTGGAAGATGTTCGTCTAGACAACATCACAGGTCGCGCAGGAAGAATGCTAGAACATCTATCTGGTAATATTTTTCTTATCGATCAAACAGAATGGACATTCAAAGATTATTTTGATGATATTAAGAAAGAAGAAAAAATTCCAATTTTCTTCAATGTGTTAAATGAAGATATCGAGAATGTAATCAATGCATTAACAGGAACATTCGATTCCCAAGAAGAGGGACAATATACTCTCTACACTATTGCTAATAAATTAGTTCGTGAGTACGGCAATGAAACTCTATCAACCACGCTTAATGCACCAGAGCTATCACTTCCAGCTAACAAACAAGCAAGCTTAGTTGCGAGCATCAAAGCTGCTTACGAAAACCTAAAAGTCTCTACATTTACTTTAGAAGCAAATCCAACTATTGGCTACATCCAGCAGAACAGACTTTATCAATTTCTGAGTAGCCAAAGAAACATTGATGATTGGGTACTGCCTCACCCTATGTCAGCAGACTTGTACCCAAGACTTCTCACAATCTGCAACACCTTAAAGGATCAAGGTATTTTCTTCCCCACTCACTCAAGTTCTGAGTTTATTTCCAGCTTAGCTAAAAAATGGATTCAAGGAAAACCACTGAGAACAATCATAAACGACCAAATTGTATATGACAGTGGAAAAGAAAGAATTCCTTCCTGCAACAAAAGTGTTCGAGACGTTATCAAGACTGTAAATACAGATATACGCTTTAAATTCGCAGCAGCGTTGCGATGCTATCATCTAATTTTGACTGAAGTACTATCCAAAATGAAATCTGATACTATATCTGTAAAGCTTCATACTTTTATAGAAATCGGAGGCTGCAGTGAACGAATCATTAACTTAGTTAATATGGGTCTAGCACGCGAAGCAGCAATCGAAATTCACAATATTCTTCCTGATAGGATTCGTATTAGTTCTTTTGAAGAATTAAAAAAGCTGTTCGAGTCAAACAAACTTGAACAGCTTCACGCAGTAACCCAAAAAGAATTGGTTAAACTATTTTCATAGAAGTAGAAAAATAACTAAGGGCATTGAGAAGAACTTCCTTTGCCCTTTTTTCATCAATAAAATTCTTGCGAAGCAGCAATTCAGAATTAAAAACAGCATAAACAGTCCCCAAGTTTATGCTAACATGCTGCTCCTCTCTATCAACAGCTTGCACAGCAAGGGCGCTGCACCCTTCATTTTCTATCAATTCATCTAGGTAGTTACAGGTTTCGGCTTGATCATATTCTTCTAGGTCGGAGATAGTAAGCGCCAACTTCGATCTTTTTAAAAAACGAGTTTGGCTAATTCCTTCCAACAGCATTGGGACTCTATTAGGCTGCTCAAATAATTTAGCAAGATCTACTGTAACTTTTATCTCTTTAAAAATTTGAACTTCTTTAAGTTTCTCATATTCTGTCTCGCGCGAAACTTGCTCGACTACAATTTTAGATGTCCGTTCTGAACTAAATTGCTGCAGTACTGTTACTGCAGTCGATTTTAGACTATCACCTGGGCAAGTTGTAAAACCAAGTATGACTTTTCTATCTGGAACTAATACGAAATAAAATGGATCTCCAATAATTCCTTGGTTCAAAGAAATACCAGTGATCGCCCCATCATTTAACCCTCGCGTTTGCCAAGTATTTCTCTCCCTAACCACAGATAAAAAATAACACTCATTTCCTTCCAATCCAAAGCTATCCTGCATTTTGATCAAATATTTCTTATCACGTATATTTATTAGCCTTGTTGGCTTATCTAGGCTTTTGCTAGAATCATGGACGGCAATAAAATCATCAAAGAATGAACCATATGCTTTTATCGAAAAGACTTTTACAGCAACTTTCTTTTTCAACTTACTCATAATACTCCCCGCATCCTACTCACAACTTTTATCCCGACCTCGAAGGAACAAGCAATCGCCTGTTATTATATAACAATATAGCAATGCATATATTCTAAATTGACTCTTACACCATTTGCTCAAAACTCACCAGCACCTGAAAGTCTAACTATTTTTTTCATATCCTACTAACAGCCGCAAAGCTCATTACCTATCTCCCCTGCCTTACCAGCCACACCGTCAACGCATTCACTTCAGCCCCGTAGGTGCGCCCGTCCTTGTAGATCGGCGCACCTTGTTCATGCCATTTCTTAACAGTCCGACGACTTCGGCCAAACTCTTTACATATCTGTTCAAGACTCTTCAAAACCTTCGGTGCCACAACTGTCATCTCGCTACCCCTCCGTGCCTAGTACTTCGCGTTCATCTAAAAATTTTTCCAGAGCCGCCTGCCGGATTCGGTACATGGGCTTTGCTGCTGATCCGATGTTACTGGCGCGCAGCTCTCCCTTGCGGATAAGCTTACGCACAACCTCAACGCGTACCCCAAGAGCGGCAGAAACATCCTTTACGGTCAGCGTTACACTTACACTCATGCTCTCTCTCCTATGCTGAAACTGCGCACCGCACCACGTAGATGCTCGTTCCGGAACGCAAGATAACTCTCGGTACTCCCCACGCTCTTGTGCCCGAGCGCCTTGGCAGTCTCGCGGTAGGCATCCACACCAACGCCCTGTGCGACAAGATCAAGCATATGCTCATACACGTTGTTGCCAAAGGTCTTACGCATGGAGTGCGTTCCCAGCTTGCCGGATAACCCGCACATGCCGAACGCACGGGATAGAATCTGGTACGCCCTCACCCGTGTAATCGGGCTATTCTTCCCTTGCCGAGACTTGAACAGATAGCTGTCGTGGTTCCACACGCCGCGCTTCTGCATAACGTAGATCAACGCAAGAACAGCCTCTTGCGCTTGAGGATTCATAAACACCTGCCTGCTCTCATGCTTGCCTTTCATGTTCCGGCGCAGCACTTCCACCTCTGCCCGTACACGCTTGTTCTGCACCACATCACGCACCCGCAGAGAAAGCAGCTCAGAAATCCTAAAACCGCTCATCACACCAAGAATAAACAACGTCCTGTCCCGCTGCGCATCGTACCCGGTAAAGCTACTTGCAACCTGCTGCACTTCTTCAACAGAAAGCGGCCTGCACCCCTTCATTTGCACCTCATGAAAAATGTTAAACTCAGCAACCTAACGCGCTGCTGAAATCCTGCCCGAAAAATTCCGCTCTCAACCGCCCTTGTCCTCATCCACTCAAAAACTCAGCGTTCGGAAATAGAAGCTTAACTCTTTGTAATTTAATTCAATCCACAATCTGACGTTTGTTCGGAAATAAAAACCACTCCGTGAAACAATTCAGCACCTTTGTAGAAAACGCAGCACCCGTTTAAAACGCGTCTAGCACGGTCTAGCTGCATGAGATTTATGTTTGCTGAGTCTGTTAAGCTCATAAAGCTTCAACGCGCTAACAACCTACTTTTATCTAGAGAGTTTACATTTAACATCAAAAGCTTTAATCGTCTTATATGCTTAACATTTTTAACAACCTTACTGATTACACATCGGATGGCGGAAACCTTGATGAACGAGGAAAAATTGCGATTAGATATGCAATCGTTGCAATCCTATTAAAGCTTTACTCTCTTTCACCTGTAGACTTTTCTTCAGTAAAAGAAGCACAAAGCGCTTCATCTATTGTTACTCAATATTTATTTACGGTACTTCCTGAGAAGGCACTCTACATATTTACGATAGTAAACATGTATACAATGCTAGCTTTCTTTTTCTTTTATTTGGGAACCTATTCATGGATACTTTTACAAGCAGACAAAACTCCATTTGACAAAACGAACCGGTCTTTCTTTCAAATTATGAAGAAAGATATTTCTAGCTTACAGAACAAATTCGAAAAATTTATATATTATACATTTCTCCCATTGGCTTTTTTGGCATTTTATCTATCTAAATGCCTTCACTGTCTTCACAGAGCATTTTCAAGAATAGTGCCTGGATTATTTGGAATGGTGGCATTCTTCGTGACAATTAAGGAATTCTGTAAACTAGTTATCTTGTCATCTGATATACTCCCCTAACCCCGCTCTATTCCCCTTCACACCAACCACCCACACGGCTTCACCGTACCGCTCGTGCTGGCCTCTATCGAAGTGGAACCAACTCATGCCGTCGAAAGCTTCTATGCGCTGGATGTGTTCAAACTCCGGCGCATTTGTTTTTGCTTGCATGTCGGCCCATATCTCAGTGGGTGTCACGTGAGTAAACTTGCAGTCAAAAGCGCGGAACAACCTGTGTTCAGAAAGCGTAGCACCTTCCTCGCACTCCCAAGGTCGATACCCGGCGAAACGAAAGATATGCGCCTTGCTAAGATCAAGCGCATCGGCTTCGCTAAACGCCTTCCAGTTATTCACCATGCAGGAGCCGTAACGCTTGCGCAGCAGATCGAGCGTAACAAGCGCTAGCTGGTCAAAGCAGCGAAACAACTTCTGCGGGTTACTCGCATACACCTGCTGCATAGGTTTTGGCAGCAGAGGAATCGGCGGAATAAGCTCTTCGATTGCAAAATGTTCTGGAATAAAATTACTCATCATATCTCCTTTGCTCTGTTGAATTTTCACACCCCGCACAATCTCTGACATACCGCCATTGCCACCCGACCAGCTTGCACGGCCTCAAGTGCGGAAACTTCTCTTTCCATTCCCGCGCCTGCTCCCAGCTGATGCAGCCAATGGACTCCGGCGAGGGCGGCGAAAATTTACACCCTGCTGCCATGCTGACGCGGCATATGCTTTGCCGGACTTGTGGCGTTGACCCTGTCTAAGATGCTGGCAATGTTATCCAAGGCAGTCTTGCAGTACTCTTTGCTTACCGGCTCCGGCGCAGCTGCAAGCGCCTTTTGCTGCGTTGCATCCACCTCGGAGCGCAGCAACGTCAGCTGTTCCAGCACATCCTTGCCGGTGGGAATAAAATTATTCTTCACCCGCCAGCTCCGGATAACCGCAATAAACTCCGCCTCCGTCACTTTGTGGGGCAAAATGTCTTCCTGCAGCATGGCTGCCAGCTCCTCAAGCTCGGTTACGCGATACCGACTCGCCGGATGCAAGCGCAGGTTGAGCCTGCCCAGCTCCAAGCGAATCAGCGCCGTTGGTACCTGTCGCATTCAATTCCTCCCGCAGTTGATTCAAATACTCAACTTCCTGCCGCTGCTCCAAGTCCACACACTCGCGGTATGACCTCGGCTGCGGAACCTGCCCGTGCTGCGGCACAGCTGCCGCCCGTGGCTTATCCTGCTCACGCGAAAGCCAGCTGGTAATAAACGCCTTAATGCCCCTGCGCGTCTTCCTGCGCGTCTGGTTCCCGATAAGCCAGCCCTTCATGGCTCTTAATGCTTGTGACACATCCACGTTCGGGTACAGCGGCGCAAGCTCTGCCACAAACTCCTGTGTCACCTCGAATGCAGAACCATCATTCAGCGGCAAAGTACAAATAAGCGTCTGCTGAATTAGCGGCGTCGATTGTTCCTCGAACTCTGGACAATAAATACTGGGAGATTCATTGGGAGGTTCTATGGGAGATTCTGTGTCCCACTTTTGGTACTGGTGCCCGTCCCACTTTTGGGACTGGTGAGGAGTACTTTTTGGGCTATGCCCACTTTTGGACATGGTTACCTTTTGGGTCTGGTACATGTCCCTATTTTGGGCTTGGTTACTTTTTGGGACTAGTGTTTCTTCCTCACGGCCACGCACCCCGATCAAAACGTATTCGGGAACAGATTTGTTATAGCCAACAGATCGACCTGTTTTTTCGATCAAGCCTTTCTCACGAAGACGCTTTAAAACCGCCAAAACTGTTTTACGATTTAGCCCAGCATCCTTGGCCAGTCGTGAGACAGAGGGATAGCAGGTGTGATCTTCCCCTGCCCTGTCTGCCATAGAAAGCAGTACTATTTTATCAGTCGACTTTAGCTCTTGTTTCCAAGCCCATGTTGTTGCATCAAGGCTCATAATTCATCCTTACTACCTTTCATTACTTGTCATTACTTTGCACTACTCACAGAAGTTACAAACATTTTTAGAAAGTCTCCTTTTATGCTAACCAGTTAAATTCTCACACATAAAAGATATAACTTAAAAGGAGACCCTCATGACTAAAACTTGTCCATTTGCAAAAGAGATCGCATCAAAGAACACGTTTATCGACGCTTCCACCAACCCCTCTGGCCGATTAGGTGACCATGAGTGCAGGTTGACGGAATGCAAATTTAACGAAGCAGGCCATCTCTGCCGCATTAATGCTATTTTCAATTATCAGCGTGATACAAACGAACTAGTGCGAAAGCTTGCAAGCCGGTTAGGCATCAGCGTCTAACTTCTTCAACAAGCTTCATCACATCAAAAACAACTGTCGCTGCGGGGTTAGTCCCTTGAGCGCTGCAAAGCTTTCCATTCTCATCAAGGTGAGCGGTCACATGAAAGCAGGCAATACGATCATACCCGTTTACTGCACCGTGAATGCTGACCCATTCTGCCTTTGCAGCGGCAGTTTCAACCTCTTTCACCAGTTCAGATAAAGTCATAGCCATCTTATTCTCCCTGCTCCTGCTCGTACAACGTCACCGTCTGCCGCACCTCGTCCACATGCTTATCCAGTAACGCCCTAACGGCGCGCATGTCCTGCCCGTCGCGTATGGCCTCGTGCAGCTGCACAAGCGTGGGGTAATCTTCCAGACACTCAGCGCGCACGTCATCACACGTTGGCTTTGCCTGTTCCACAGGCACGCAGGTAAAACCGGCTGGTAGCGCCATAAACTGCAAAATCGCTTGGGCGGTATCTGTGCCGCCCACCTCGTGCAGGTTCTGAAGCAGCACGCGCACCCTGTCGATCACAGGCCGTGCGTTATCTCCTTCCAAATCAGGATTACGCATTTGCCGGTACAACTGCTTTTCCCCCACCTGAAAAATCTTCTTCAGCAGCCCCATTCCAAGAACTGACTTGGCATCAATCATCAGTTCCCACGGCTGCAAATTGTTCTTGGGCATGTCCAAAACTCCCTTGCAAGGTAGACAGTTCTATAAAAACTTTCGCCTACCCTTTTTGACTCACATTGCTAAAGTCAGGTACCCCTATCGGTCGCACCTGTGCGAATAACTCCGGCCTCAGTTCTTCAATGGGAATACCCAACTTTGCATAATACCGGAGCGCGGCCTCCCCGCCGATCTTCCTTTGTCCATTGCAATGACGAAGAACGGCTGAATGATGCAACCCGCACATACGGGCAATATCCGCAACGGTGCACGCGTGATCGTGTCGATATTCTTCAATTTTATTTTTCATACCCACAACTGTGACACGAGGCATTTTAGTTATGCAACCCCCAAAAATGTGGAAGTGAAAAAGGTGGCACAAGACATTGCTAAAAAAGATAAAAAAACACGCATGGCTAAATATGATCCAGAAAACGCTCATGCGTGGAATGTAATTCTTGCTGAAGTCAGAAAATTAAAAGCTGGCGGACAGCGACAGCACGAAATTGCTAAAACGATGGGTGTCAATAGAGATACTGTTTCTCGCTGGTTAAGCGAGGAACGAGGTGGAGAACGCACCACATTTGGTGCAATGCTTCGCTATGCAGACGCTCTGGGCATTCCGTACAACAACCTTCTCGCTAAAGGTGAGCTGAAACCAGAAGCCGCAGCGGTGCCGGCAACACAGTTCAGCAAAGCCGTAGCCAAGGTGCTCGAAGGATTCGCCCAGGATGATGATACCACCGTTACCGACATTGCAAAGCAAACAGGCTTGCCAGCAGTAGAGGTAAACGCGGCTCTGGCAGGAGACACACAACCTTCACTCGAGCTATTTCATCAACTCTGTAAAGCAATCGGAGTGAAGGACACTATCGTCTTGAATCGAGCAGAAAAGCTCATTGAAGAGGAAGAAAAAGACACTACTGCTAGCGCTGCAGCAACTAGATCAGCGTAAGGGTCATTCGCGGGGGCGGCTCTCAAAAGCCACGGGTGCAGTATTGTTCCAAAAAAAACCACTATCTACGCATAGTTTTACCGAGAATATTCAAACAATAACACATCAGATGGCATATTTTTTACAGCAAAATGTAATACAAAATAGTTTGACTCACGCAAAAAAAGTATCATAGTGATACCTGAGAGCAAAGTTTTGGGCAACAGAGATCGCAATACCAAACGAAAACCAGAATACCTGCTATCGACGGTAAAAAAACTGGTAACATCAAACGATGTAAAAATTTCAATAAATGCAATTCGAGATATTGAAGGTGCAGGACTGACCCAAATGGTTATTCCTGAAATTATTCTTCAATTGCAACCAACCGATTTTCATATAAGCTCATACTACCCAGACACCCCTGATAAACGTTGGCAAGACGCATATAAGACCTATTTTGAAGGCCAGAGCCTATATGTTAAATTTAAAATTACTTCCTCCGGTGAGTTACTTATTATTACCTCATCAAAGCCTAATTCAGACTAAACACTAAGGAGCAATCCATGACTATCAGTGATGCCATATGCCCTTTCTGCGAAGCTGGAAGGGTTACCCCTAAGTTAGGAAGAGATTATTCATATCAAGACGAGACGATTCACCTTGCAACATATGAATCATTCGTGTGTGATGAGTGTGGCGAAGAGTTTGTTGATGCTAAAGCCAACGCAGAATCTTCACGTAAAATAATCGAATTTCAAAGACAAGTTGATGGATTACTTTCTGCCGCAGAAATTATCCAATGCAGAAAGCAGTATGGGTTAAATCAAAAAGAATTTGCTGACTTACTAGGTGTTGCTGAAAAATCTTTCGCCCGATGGGAAACCAGCACAGTCAAACAGGGTACACAAATTGATAACTTGTTACGTACCTACCTAAAATACCCAAAAGCTGTAGATGCATTAGCTGACTACGACACGTACAAGCTTAAAATAGAAAAAGCGTTATCAAAAGCATCTATTCTCACAACTCCCTCTAAACCTCAACCACATGAAAGCTACTTAAAAACATTAAAAGTTAAATATGTCATAAAAACGGTTGAAAGCGACGAGCAACTTGATGAGGGTACAAACAATTTTATACAACTACTTAGAGTAGCACTTAGCAGTTCTAAATCAATGGGAAAAGAACTTGGCTATAAAGAAGGTAAGCTCCGTGCGGAGATTGCTCAGCAAATAGAGAGGCATCACAAAGCTAGAAATGCAGAAGAAAGCCACTACGTACCAATACCAAGAAAGTCACTTAACATGCAGTCAAAAAGATAGCTTATGAAAGTACACAATATAAATTTAGTACATGTTGAATTTTATGGTAATGCTCTTTCAGATAAGCAATCAGGCGATATTTCTATTGCCGTTCGTCGTGAATACCACATCTCTGATGACAAAAAATATTTAACCGTAATTTTGGGTCTTAAGACAACAGATGACGAGGCAGCCCCTTTTTCTTTCCGAATTGAATATGCGGGACTATTTTTTATAGAAAAAGATGATCAAAAACGAATAGAAGAGATTGGGCAAAAAGACGCCCCCGAAATGATGCTACCGTACTTGAGAGAAACCGCAACATCATTACTCTTGAAATCAGGCTTCCCCCCTATCGATATTCCTTCTCTTAACTTTGACAATATTCAATTTCCATCACAGGAAGATTAATAAACATTACCCCGCCTCTGGCGGGGTTTTTAATGTCCTGCAGCAGAAGCAGAAACTCCCACAGCTACCAATCCACAGCTCACCATCAAAACTCTACAAACACAACTCACCTAATCACTGAAACGCTAATAAAAAGCTAGAAAACATGTATATTCCAATAAATATCAGGATCAAATAGGACAAATTTTTCCAAAAAGCATGCCCCATATAATTATCAGTACTTCTTTTCAGCCCTACAACAGCCACGATAGAATATGGTATACGAACAAACTGAAGCAGCAGTAACATACCTGCTTTGGTGTGAGTGTCCAAGGAGTCGGCACAAATAGTTCTATCTAAGGCGATAATAAATAGCAGAATAAATAGCACATTGAACACCCAAAAGGCCTTCCACAACGGATATTGGCCTCGCCAAAGTTGTTTTAACCACCCCATGTTACTTTCCTTAAATATTAGAAAAAAGTTTTACGAAAAAACCTAGAACAAAAAACAAAAGAGTACCCTTGGCACAATATTTCCAAAATGTACTTCCTGTGTATTTAGTCGCACTCTTCCAAGTTGCAACGCCCCAGATAATCGCCCAAAAATAAATAAAAAACGCACCTGTAACAAAAGTCAAAGGTGAAGGCTCTGCTGAGATATTCCGCAAAAGAATTGGTATTACGATCACCGTAAGAAAAAAACCGCCTAACCCAACACACCAAAAAGTAATATGAAGTGGATATTCCCCTCGCCACAGCTTTCCTAAAAACCGCATAACTGCTCCTTACTATTATTTATATTCGCATCACCCACCTGCCCTATATATTTTTTTTTATCAAGAGCCGTCGCATGTCAGTTTTTCTTTGGCGATCTCACGCCAAAAACATTTCCACTTCCACAGCAGACTTCCGTACTCGTCATTAACTAGCCTCATTGTCGACCTGCCTAAACAAGCCCCAAGCTAGCCAACCCTTCATACGTAAATCGTACGAATTTAATGCACGCCATAATCACCGCTAATTTTGCTGCTCCCTTCCAAAAAGGAACTCCTTCATACTGTTCTGCACTTTTCCATATCCCCCTCAAGGCAACAACCATGTAAGCGGGAAATACAATAAAACTGCAAAGAAAAACTAATTCTGCGGCTCCTAAACTTTCTGCCCCCATCCTCTTAATACTGGCTGACAAAGAAAAAATGAACACTGCAAAAAGGATATAGCCAACAGCGCAGCCAAAGCACCAAAAGCTTATCCATAGCGGATATTCCCCTCGCCACAACTTTCCTAAAAACTGCATAACTTCCCCTTACTATTATTTATATCTACTTTATTCCCCTGCCCTATATATATTTTTTTATCAAGAATCTGCCTTGTGTCATTTTTTTCTTGACGAAAAAATCTGCCTCATGTCACACTTTCTTCACGCCGCAAGAAAAAGCCAAACACAACGCGAGATTATCACCGTTGTTAGTCCGCAATCTCTTGGGTGCCAATCTGGAGAGTTCGCAAAGTCGGCTTTCTGGAAAGGATTTAGTTTCGCGAACCGCAGGGCTGCGCTGTGCAGCCGATTCATAGTCTCCATTGTTTGGAGGGTGAGCTCGGCGGTTCCATGTACGGAGCCGCCCTACGGGGCGCGAAAATACAAACTCGCTAGCAAGGTGAACGACCATGACCAGCTACAGAGAAAAGCAACTGCCGAGTATCGGCTTTATCAACCGTCTTTGCATGGCGGGCGTACTGCTTCTGTTTCTTTCAGCAGTGCTAAGCCTTGGCGAGTTTCTTACTGGTGCAATGTAATTTCCAACCAGCAAAGGATGCGGGCAGGTGCGGGGTTTATCCTTCGGCCCCGCCCTGCCAATGGGAGAGAAGCTATGTTTAGTCTCACGCTCACAACATCGAGCGGAATTTGCAAAGTGGACGAACTGCCAGCGCAGTTCAGCAAAAACCTTGCATACGCCCCACGCCATCTCAAAGTGGCAAAGGTGAACGGCAAACCGGTAACAGACTGCTGCGACACATGCGGTCGGCCGATCTGCCAAGGCGACAGCTACACCACCCGCAACGGGCATGTCTGGTGCAACACCTGCTTGCCGCAAAGCAACTAGGAGCGGTTATGCCTGTAGTCATCTGCCCTTCCTGCAAAACAGAGCACTTTGTCCGGTCAAAAAAAGGGAACAAACTCTGCAAAAAATGCTGTGCTGCGGCTATCAGCAAAAAGAAAAAGGCCAAACCTCGCAAGCCACCACGCAAAGGCAAAATGGTGCCATGCGAACGCTGCGGGACTGAGTTCTACCAGCATGTATCCCGTCTAGAATCCGGTAATGGTAAATTCTGCTCAAAAAAATGTGCGTACGCAGCAAAAAAGGAAGCAAAGCGCATAGCCAACACCGTCAACTGCCCGTGGTGCGACAAAGTGTTCGTTAAGCGGTCAGAGCAAACATATTGCTCCCGCTCATGTGCTGCAGCAGCCGTCCATGCACGCAACAACAGCGCAGATAAAAAGACAGCAAAGCGTACCTGCATTGTGTGTGAAAAAGAATTTACGCTTGGTGTCAGCAACAGAATTTGCAGCCACGCTTGTTTGGTTCAGCACAGAAAAGAGCTTGGCTGCCACCCAACAAAGTATGCGCTGGAGTCTGACCCGTGGGAAACCGGAGCCATTCCACCAGATCGCTTTGCCCGCGACATGTTCCGGCAACCTGATCCAGTGCTGGGGTTCTGATGCAGATACGCCAACGCCCACTGCCTACGGAGGTTATCCCCAAAAACACATGGATAATCATCCAGCAGCCAACCAAGCAGATTCGCGCCATCACCTGCGAAGAAAGCGAAATTATAGACGGCAAGCACGTAGTCAAAGCCAACGGCTACGGCTTTTCCGGAAAAGAAATTCCGGTTTCAAAGATTGTTAAGAGAACAAAGCTGGCTGAGAGGAAAGAAGACCATGCCAATTGAGCAAACAACAACGGTCTGGGAGTGCGAACACTGCTTCAGAGAATTCGATTACGAAGACGATTGCGCAGAGCATGAGGATAGATGCGAACGCAATCCAGATTACAGCGAAATTACTGGCGATGCAGTAACGCCACTTTGTGACTTTTGCGACCGCTGCACAAAAGAAGGCTATCGCAGCCCAGAGTGCAAACTGCTCTATCCAGATAACTCTGTCCGCGATTGTCTTCTATTTACACCTGCGCGCGACTTACCAACCTGCTAACGCAACAGCGAACACAAGGATTTAACCATGGAAAAATTACAAGAAGTGATGAACGAAGTTTTCGTTGAATACGAAAAGTCCGGCAAAATTAAAGAGCTTTTCGAAAATAATATTGAAAGCTGCATTGCGAAGGTTGTTGAAGAAGAATTTCGCTATAGTGGTAAGGCTCGAAAAGCAATAAAAAGTGCCATTGAAAAAGCATTACCCGAAAATATTGAAGCCACTCTCAATATTGTTGAATACAACCACGTTGTTTCCAACATTCTTAAAGAAAAATTGGGGGGACTGTTCACAGAAGAATCCAAGCGCATGGCAGACAACTTGGTTGATGACCTGCTTGAGGTTCCTGCTAAAGAAATCACCTTGCACGAACTCGCCGAGGCTTTTGTTGAACAATACAGCGAAGAAGCTCAAGAGGAAGATTGGGGATACCCACAGATTAAACTTGAGGATTCACACTATAGCTGGGCAGACGACGGGGAATTCTACAATATTACATTTAAACCACATGAAGACTCTTGGCGTGATGAGATAGTACTTCGTGTGCATCAAGACAAAGTGCACTCCGTGAGATTTGGGGATGAAGAAAAATACAAGAAGAAATTCAGCGGGCATGACGCTCAAGTCCATGACTTTGAAAAGCTTGTGTTCCAGCTTTATGCCTGCCGTATCAAGCTTGTCCGTGGTGACTTTGACGAAGATAACTACTCGTATCCAGATCGTTACTAGTGATGAACACCATCACCGCACAGGACAAGTCATTACTCCTCATCGCGGCACTATCCTTCTGCCCTGTTATCGGAGCAGCTTGCAGCATAATCACCCTTCTCGGTGCTTTTTACGAAGCCACCACCCGCGATTGGAAAATGTTTATTGTATCGCTAACACTAGGCTCTACAGCCTGCTATATTTGGAGCTAATATGAAAGAAGAGATGATCGAACCAGCACCACGTGGCGCACAGCATTACCCGATCAGAGTGATCGAAACAGACAAGATGCTTTTAACCACCCAAGAGGTAAGCGACCTTACAGGAATCCCCGCAGCCACCCTCAACGCTTGGCGCTGCCGCAAGCAAGGCCCCCGCTATGTAAAATTCCCCCGCGGAGTCTTCTATAGGCCAAGTACACTGAAGAAATATTTCGAATCGTGTGAGGTTCGGACGGTTGATATGTAACGAAGAAGCTCCCTGTTAGGGAGTTTTTTCTATTGCAATGTCGATTGCAGCAACACAGCGTTCAATACTGGACAACACTTCGTCATAGAACTCTGACTTTCTATACTTAGCCATGCAGTAGTCATCTTGCCTTTTTACCCACGACAACCCACTAAGTCTTCGCGTTATCTCCTTATTACCTTTTGCTGCGAGCTCCTTTCGAAGTGCACCTAACTCTAGCAAACAAGATTGAGCACACAACAAATCATTCTTATGATTAACAAAAAGAGATCTAAGCATTTCACCACCCTTAGGTGCTTCATTAATAGAATGAATACTATCTATGCACGAAAAAAATTTTATTGGTAAGGAGGGTGAAACTGTTGCTAACTGGTATATACTATGAGTGTCGTAATACTCAATTACAATCGGACGCAATGCCTTTCCTTTCAAAATCTCATCATAAGGAAGATAACCCGCTGCATGAAGTTGGCTATCAACTATATTACAAAGTTGCCATGTCCATCGCAACACACTGTTTTCTTGCACTGCAATAACTGCTGATGCATACCTCAACTCACGCATCAGGAAATTAATTTCATTTTTAACTTCAATTTTTCGACGTGTTTTCTCTGCCAACCAAGTACCTACAAAAACACCACCTACAGCAAAAAAACCATTAATTATCAGTGAGAGGTAATCAGACGGGACTACCACTTCGAGAACTTCTGCATGGAGGCCAATCGGAAAATCCAT